CGCAGGAGCGCACGATTGGTGAGCTGATGATCGTTTGCTTCACCCGCGATGATACAACGGACGTTCGGTTGAAGGTGGCAGAAGCCACGCTTGCCCGCTATGGGATGAAGATCGAACGTGAATACGGAAGTGTCACGGGCGTATGGGTAGGCCAGAGCATCCAGCCGATGAACCGGATCATGCAAACGTCTGTCTATTTCGAGGGTTGGGCTGGCGTTTTGATGCGTCACCCATATGCAAAGAGAAGCACGGATAGTGTTCGCTTCGGCGGGGCAACGTCACGGGCAATCTATCTACCGAAACAGGAGTGGCCAGTAGGACTATGGGACTAAAGAACAAGCACGAAGGCACTGAGTTGGCCTTCAGGATCATCCGCGATTGGCCGGACACTACGCTGCTGGGCAAGCGTCCGCACCACCTAGCTGCTGCGTTTGGCATTAGCTTGGAGACTGCTGAAAGGCTGTTGAAGGAAGAGCGGCGTCGCCGTAATTTCTAAGTTGAATTGTGTTGATGAATGTATAATATATATAAGATGAACGGAGACTAATATGAGTTTTGAAATTGAAGATGAACATGCAATCCCTGCTGCGCGGCAGCACAATGGTCGCCGCGAGAAATACCCTTGGTCGCAGCTGGATGTGGGTCAGAGCTTCTTTGTTAAGGACGTTGCGCTGCGCTCGATGAGTAGCACTGCATCGCACGCTGGCCGTCGCAACAAAAAGAAGTTCATTGCCCGTGAATCCGAAGGCGGTGTCCGGGTCTGGCGCTATGAGTGATATAGTCGAGGCAATGGACATTGACGGGCAGCTGTATGTGTCCGGCCATAACCTGCCGCAGTTTCTTGAGCGCGCTATGGAGCGCGGCGCAGAGATCGAGCGCGCCCGCATTGTATTATGGCTGCGTAATGATGTTGCCACAGTAATAAGCGATTTGATCAGCATTCAGATCGAAGAGTGCGAACACTTGAAGGAGAAGGGTGAGTGACAGACATCACGCAGTCCGACCGAGTAGCGGCTGGATCGCTGCATCCGGGCGTCGCAAGGTTCTATGAACGAGGCGACCAAGACCACTGCAAAGATGTCAAGACCTTTGCCCGTCACCGCATGGAAGAACGCGCCCGCATCGTGGCGTGGCTACGGAAGAGCGCCAAACTTAATCCGCACAGGCCAGAAGCGCAGGCGTTGGTTATGCTTTTTTCCAATGCCATCGAGGATGGCGAACACCAAGAGGAGGAAGAGCAATGAAAAAGTTAGCGATTGGATTTATGATTGGGTTGGCTGCAGGCGCAGCGGTTCCGGCGGCAGCGGCTGTGATTGTCGGTGATACTGGTTACTTGTCTGGCTGGACTGTGACCAAGGACGGCGAGGACATTTGCTACATGCCATTCGTCTGGACGGGAACCCGCGAGATCGAGTGCGATTAATGCCAATAGTAAAGCGTTCTCGAAGTGTCTGGACACCTGAGAAGGACGCAGAGCTGCTGAAGTATTACGAGCATGGCCTTAGGCCGGCTTACATGGCCGAGCAAATGGGGCTTACGATTGCCTCGGTAGAGGGGCGTTATAGAAAGCTGAAGAAGAGGATACTGACATGAGTATTTTTAATCCGTGGGCTGAGGTCCGCAAACTTAAAGCCCAGCTTGAAGCAGGCTATGAAACGTATCGCGTCGAGGAGACGCAGCAGCAGGCCGAGTGGTCCAAGAAGGGCATCCTGCTGAAAGAGCTGGAGCGTTCCAACGCAGTGCTGCGCCGCGAGAACGAGAAGCTGCGCCGCACCGTCACCGAGCTCAAAGATCAGCTCGCTAAGGCTGTCGATCCGCGTGACCCCAAGACAGGTCGCTTTACAAAGCGCACCAAGCGTTAAGGAACAAGCATGAGCAGCAGAAACTTGCCGCACCACCTGTATGTCTATGTGGACAGCGAATTCATACGCAGGGACGGCAAGGGCTTCGAGCCTGCCGTCTGGTTCGCTCTGAGATCCGAGCCTGACCGGGCGTGGGGTTGCCATGTGATGCTGGAGTGCGGCGCGGTCTATCGGAACGTGCCGCCTCATGCACTGGCGTTCAGCGCAACGCCGGAGCCAGCTTGGACACTGCCGCAGGCGCAGGTCTGGGACTGCTACGGCACTGAGTTCGATGTGATCCGCTATGACTATCTGGCAAACCTAGAGGCGCGTTACGATGGCAAGGATGACCGTGCGACCTGTCTGTTCACGGCTTGCCCACACAGCGACGGGTTCAGCGCCGCGCCAGAGCAGAGCAAGGAGTTCATGTTCATGCGGACGGAAGGTGATCGGCTGCTGATCAGGCCGACGAACATGGTTCTGTTCGAGGAGCGCAGCTTCACGGAGGACAGCGGCTGGCCGGCTGACATCAAGACATCGACGCAGGTATGGCGTGCGGAGTGAGGGGTAATGACTGACAACGAACTGCGATACATGAAATACCGGATTAGGATATTGCCTGCGCAGCTGGAGCTTGCGCGACGTAAAGTCCAAAGCCTTGAGCGCGAGGCCAAGCGCCTCAACCTGCATCACCTGCTGGAAGAAGATCAGCTTCGGTCGTGTCGTTAAGGCACTTTGGAATCCCGCTGGCAGGCCGGGGCGAAGATAGTCTGCCACACAAGGAAACATATGGTTCAGCTTAGAGACTACCAAGAATCAGCCGTTCAGGCTGTGCGTGACAGCTTTCGCACTGGGCACAAGAAGACCCTGCTCGTTTCCCCTACGGGATCGGGCAAGACGGTTATCTTCAGCTACATCGCGGCTGGCATGGCGAAGAACAACAAGCGCATCTTGATCGTGGCGCACAGGCGCGAGCTGCTCAAGCAGATTAGTGCTGCGCTGAAGAAGGTGGGCGTGTCCCATGCCGTCCTAGCTGGCGGGACTCCGGGCATTCCTATTGCCAATGTAGTGGTGGCATCCGTGTTCACGCTGGTGCGGCGCATGAAGACGATGAAGCCGTTCGATCTGATCATTGGCGACGAGGCGCATCACTTCACGCCGGACAGCAGCTGGGGCAAGGTTGTTGCCGGCTTCCCCTCTGCCCGCGTGCTGGGCGTTACGGCCACGCCTGAGCGCCTTGACGGCAAGGGCATGGGGCAGATGTTCGATGACATGGTGATGGGCCCTACGGTCGCTGAGCTGACCGCTCAGGGCTTCCTGTCGCACGCTGTGGTCTATGCACCAAGCGCGCCTGATCTGGGCTCTGTTGGCACGCGCATGGGCGATTACGTATCCAAGCAACTGGAAGATGCAATGGATAAGCCGATCATCACGGGAAGCGCGGTTAAGCACTATGGTAAGTATGCGGACGGCAAGAAGGCAATCGCGTTCTGCGTGAGCGTCAAGCACGCCAAGGATGTGGCTGAGGACTTCCGTAACTCTGGCTATGATGCCGTCCACATTGACGGTGGCATGGATGATACTGAGCGCGACGGCGTTCTTAAGGCGTTCGAGGATGGCCGGGTTCAGATTCTGACGAGCTGCGATCTGGTGAGCGAAGGCTTCGATCTTCCGTCCGTCGAGGTCGCGATCCTGCTGCGCCCGACGAAATCCCTTGGACTGTTCCTGCAGCAATGCGGTCGAGCTATCCGTCCACACCCTGACAAAGAGAAGACAATCATCCTTGATCACGCAGGCAACACCGCCCGTCATGGTTTCATTGACGATGAGCGGGACTGGAGTCTTGCTGATGGGTTCGTTGCGAACCGAGGCAAGAACGGCGAGAAGGTTGTATCCGTTCGGACATGCACTGCCTGCTTCGCGGTTCACAAGCCGAGTCCCTCATGCCCTGTGTGCGGCCACGTTTATCCTGTCATGGCGCGGATGGTGAAGCACGTTGATGGCGAATTGGTGATGACCAGCCGGGACGATGATCCGGATATTAGCACGCAAGAGGGGTTGCTCCAGAAGCAGCACCGAGTTCTCACCAGTGTGGCCCGCAAGCGCGGCTACAAAAATCCGACGCAGTGGGCATTCAATGTTATCTGCGGGCAAGAGGCATCACGCCTTGCCAAGAAGATGGGTATGCGCGATGCTCAAACAACCAACGGCCTGACGGCAGAAGAAAGGGCAGCGATATGGAAGATGACAATGGGGAAGGCGCAGAGTTCCATTCGGTAGTTGTGCCGCTGTCCCTGATTCATGCGCTCACATTCGAGATGCTGCATGTGCTGGATCAGTGGCATGAGGATCGGAAGATCGATGTGATCAACCACCGCCAATGCTTTGCTGCCATGATGGCCGCGACTGAGGCTGTGATGGAGCAGCTGGATAACGATGGGCATGAAGTAACCATGCAATGAGTGAAGCCGCAATCCAGCAGGAGATCCGCCTCGCTCTGGGCCAGAGGCAGGACATCATGATGTTCCGCATCAACGTGGGTAAGTTCCGTCCGATTGATGGCGGCCCGCGTGTCATTCAGTCTGCGCCGGAAGGGACGCCCGATCTGCTGGGGGTTATATCGCCGGGTCGAGCGTTCGCTATCGAGGTTAAGACCGACAAGGGCAAGCAGCGGCTGGCTCAAGTGGCATGGCAGAGTGCGTGGGAAAAGCGCGGCGGAATATACGTGTTGGCGCGATCTGTTGAAGATGTTTACAAGGCGCTTGACATAACTCCGTAGACAAGTGTATGCCATGTGTAGGCCGACTAGATACGGCCATAAACCGGAGAATATAAATGGCTATCATACAAGTACGTGACCAGAAGCACTGGCACGAGTTGCGTTCCCAACACATTGGTGGGAGCGATGTTGCTGCGTTGTTCGGGCTATCGCCCTATTCGAGCCGCTGGCAGCTGTGGATGGAGAAGGCTGGCAAGCTGCCGCCGGAGGACATCTCTGGCAATAAGGCTGTGCAAGCTGGGACATTCCTTGAGAGCGGTATTGCAAACTGGGCGTCGCATCGTTGGTCAATGGATCTTGGTAAGGTCAGTGACTATTACACGGTCGATGACTGTCCCGGCATGGGCGCGTCATTTGATTACATCACAGGCAATGCCCCCGTTGAGATTAAATGGTCTGCACGCGGCTATGGCTGGCACTACAATGGCGAAGAGATTGATGAAGCGCCTGAGAACTATCTGCTTCAGGTGCAGCACCAGCTGGCTTGCACGACTTCAGATCACGCATGGCTGATAGCACTGATCGATGATGAGCCGCGCCGCATGAAGATCCCGCGCAACGACAACATCATTGATGCAATCAAGAACCAGATCACGCTGTTCTGGCAGTCGATTGCTGATGGCAAGGAGCCTGAGCCTGACTATGCGACTGACGTGGGCGCTATCACGAAGCTCATGGGAACTCTGCCCAAGAGCGATGTTGTGCTCGATGACGGAGACGCGCTGCTCTTCTTGGACTATAAGACTGCTAAGCAAGACGAGAAGAATGCTGCAGCTCGTGCCGATGAAGCAAAGGCCATGATCTTGATTAAGGCCCGCGCAAAGCTGGAGCTTATGAATACATCGCAGGACAAGGCTTCGGTTAAGTGCGGCGAACATAAGATGTCGATCAGTGTAGTCGCTGATAATCCCGGCAAGGAAATCACCGCTGACATGGTTGGCACCCTGACAGGAAAGCGTTCTGGCTACACTACAGTAAGGATTACATGATGAAAGACATTGTTATGATGAGGGTCGATAGGGATCTGCTGGCAAGGCTGCGCGATGTCGCAGCCAAGCACCCCCTGAAGCCTACGCTTCGAGCCGTTGTTGAGCGCGCCATTGAATTAATGATTGATGATTTGGAAGAGGAATTGAAAAATGCAAAGTAATGAGATGGTTCCCGTGAAGCCGATGGATCGGTTCAAGCAGGAGCTGGCCATGCGCGAAGGGCATCTCCGCAGTCTTCTGCCGCAGGCCATGACGGTCGATAAGTTCCAAGGCATTGTAGTGGCAGCTGTAGCTGACAACATGGACT